CGTTTTTAATCCCTTGTTCATAAAGACCCAATGCATCACCTATACTTTCTACTAATATAACTTCTTTTTTCAACTCTATCTCTTCATCGACACCTGTCGCGGTGTTGAAGGCTGGGTAAACCCAGTTGTTTCTCTTCCCTACATGTTTCCATTTAGGAAGATGCTTCCACTTTTCATTATTAGAATCTACATGCCGACCAGAGAAACCTATGATTTGACTGTGTTCGTTGTAAACGGGGAATACCATACGTCTGTACATTTTCCCGACTCCAGCAAGCCCTACTTGAAAAGCTTTTTGGGTTTCTTCTGATATATTCTTACCCTGATAAAAGTGATAATTAGGGAATAATTTATCTAAGGACGAGTCTGGATATATTCTTTCCATCTGTATCTTTTCATTAGGTTGATATGTCGAAACCTCATCTGTATATGAGTTAGCTAGGATAGCTTCTGTTTCTTTTTTATCTTTAGTCGTTAATTCAATAAGAGCTTCGAAAGGTTTACTGCCTCTGTTCTGGACGAAATCCATCCACACGCCAGTATTCTTGTAAATCTTAAGTGCAGTTTTATTATCTCCATCTCTATACAAAGCTTGAGTTCTCCAATGATCGCCACAATCAATTAGAGTATAACCTACTGACTCCAAGATTCCTTGGAAGTCTTCAGAATTGATCGAAGTCTGGGATTTCTTCTTGATGTTCATTTGCGTCTAACTCCTCTTCTCCGTTCAATACTCTAGCGATATCTCTTAAATCGCCCCTCTCTGTGATATTAAAATTATTAAAATTTAAATTAATAGCATTTTTTCTCAAGGTATCTCCAATACTTACTGGTTCTACAGCGCCAGCTATATCACTGCCTAAATGCCTAGCTTTAACATTAATAAGCTTGTGTGTGCCGAATCGTTCTCCTTCACTCTCCACTTCATCACCCGTCTTACTTCTCAAGATAAACATATGAGAACAGAACTGAGTGATACGGTCCGACAAAGAAACAATAGACTCATCATCGACTACATTCTGAGAGTTTCTGTTATTAGTAATTCCGTATCTATTAGACTGAACAGAAGTTATCATAGGAATCATAGGATTGCCTTCGTGGAGAATCTCTTTCTGCACACACTTCTTAAATTTATCAACCATTTCCCCGACAACTTGCCACTCTGATTTATTACCGTTGCTTTCTGAGGTTGTTTTAATGTAATCAAAAGAAAAAACCATTTGGTTACCTCTACCTACTTTAGCATAGTAAAATCTTTTTAAAGTATTAACCATAGAATCTACGTCCATCCCGCCCACATTGTAGTAATAGAATTTTAGTTTACTTATCTTTGGCCATACAGATCTAACTTTATCCACCACATCCTGTCCAGCTTTTCTCCATTTCCCACTCTCTAGCAAATGCATAGAAACCCCTGACAAAGCCGCACACTGTCTCATGATCAATTCCTCTTTGCTCATCTCTCCATTATCGAAGTGAAGAACTGGGACATCATATTTTAGACTCACCTTGGTAGAATAATCCATACAGAACTGAGTTTTTCCAACACCAGACCTAGCCACAATAACGGTAATATTACCAGCTCTTAATAGAGAGCCATAAATGTCATTAATTTTCTCATGCGGCCCCATCATACCAAATTCGGTGACTGGGTTATTGCCCCTTTCTTCTACAAGCGCCTCCATCTCCTCATATATGTTTTCTGGAGTGTCATTGCCGATCTCATACAGGTTAATGCGAGAATTATACACGTTGTCAGCCAGCTCTATGATCTCTCTGTAAGAGGATTCTGGAGCGATATTCTTCATCTTCTTCGCTATCTCTTGAGAAGACTCAAGAATCTCTCTACGTATAGAGTACTTCTTTAATTCCTTAGCTGTTTTTAAGATGTTTCCCTTGGGGACTTTCCTAAGAGATAAAGACTTAATATAATCAGAAGGCTTTAAATTATCTTCAAAAGACAAACCTAAATCATTAACTCTCTGAGCTACGATGATCTCATCTATCTCATCTCCAGCATCGATAGCCTGTTGGATAATACGAAAAACAGCAGAATGAAGAGAACTCTGCTTAGAGTAAAAATCTGAGATACTGATAAAATTAGATATCTCAGCTAAACTCTCAGGCTCCTTAAGTAAACCCGCTAGTAATTGTTTTTCTAATTCAAAATTATATATCATACTATAGTTCTTCTTCGCTTATTTCTTTAGGAGGATGGTCCAAGTGATTCTCTAAAGCTTTTGTTAAGGCAAACTCTGTCATACTGCAATCAAATTTGCAATATACTAGAGGTTTTCCATTCTCAGAGGATACAGCCATAATGACCCCCTTGTATTTATCAGCACCCCCAGATAGTTCATAAATCTTTTCCACCATTTCAATGGGGATACAAAACTCTGGATTTTCGCTGCCATCTGGTAAATTCATAAATAGATATCTTGGTCGTTGAATACTGAAGCTTGTATCTCGTCTTGAGGATAGATCTCTGCTAGTTTAATTTCGTTAGCTTTGCAAAAATCGAACTTCTGCATGTCTCTCTTTAACTGCTCTGCATACTTGAAGCGGTTCTTGTGGAAGAATTTAACAAACTTTGTATGTTGTGCGCCTTGAACTTCTACAGCTATTTTCTTATTAGCGTTATAAAAATCCAAAGACAATCTACTACCAACAACCCTAAACTCTTCAAAGACTATATCATTCTTCCAATAGTCGTAAAGGAATTTCTTTACAGTGGTTTGAAATTTACTACGGCTAGGCTTTCCCCAATCGATTAAATACTTCTTTGCGTTTTTTAGATTGCGTTCTTTACCATTGACATCAAAGAACTTCATGCCTCAACAGCTGCGACTTGCTCTCTGAAATACTCAATTAAAAATGCACTAAGATCCTTGTCCTCCTCAATATGTTTAAATAACTTGGCTTCACCTTGGATCTTCTCTGGAAAAGTAAAACCTTTAGAAGTGAGAAGCTCGATAAAATCCTCTGTAGCTTTTAACCACGCTCCAGCTTTAGTAATAAACTCCCACCCATATAGCATGTCTATAATTTCTTTCTCTACCCAAATCGATGTGCCTCCTGTGCGACCATACCGAATTGGATAAGGGATTGTAGTGTTGGTCTTTTCGTTGGCGGATTTTTTGATTGTTACTTTAGCAAAATGCCCAATTATTGGGTTCTTCTTGACATCTGGAGTCTTGATAGAAGGGTTCTGCAAAATAAGATCCCCTTTAAATCTAGGCTCAAACTCTAAGATGTTGTTAGCGAAGTGTAGTAGCGCATTTCCCCCTGTAGCAGTAGTTTGCCTAATAGGGGTTTTTGAGTATGGGTCGATTTTAATATCTGCTCTAACCTGACTAATAAAAATCGCCATGTGGCCTCTTTTGCCTAAAGCAACACTAGTCTTTTTACAGAAATCTGATGCAATCAATGCCCCACCTGCGACTTTGCTCGCGTCCTCAAAACTCTTACTGTTGTCATCTCTCCTAATCAAGCCATCAATAGAATCGACAATGAAACAATAGAGATTTTTGTCCTCATTGTTAGTGATCAACTCTTTGATCAAACTCATAGCTGATTCGTAAATATTACTCTCATACACGAAGCAAGTCCCCTCTTTCCATTCGTCCTGATCAACGAATTTAACCCCACTCCTCTTTTGCATCTCTGGACTCAACCTTCCTTCAGCTTTAATGTAAACACCTCTAGCTTTAGGTATTGTCTTCAAGAAATTTTTCATAAGCTCCAAAGACTCTGATGTCTTACCTCCCTCGTTAATTCCTGTGAAGCGATGTAATCCAGGACCGAAGCCTCCCCCCAGATGCATGTCAAATTGCAGGGAGCCGCTAGATACTTTATAATCTATAGTCTCTTCAAAGTTGTAATGATCACTCTTGTTAGCCTTAAGAAAGTTGTTAAGGATTCCTGCTGGGTTTATGCTATCACTCATTTAAAAAATCTTTTATGGTTCGCTTGATGCGGGACACATCTCCATCTGGTCCCACTTTATCACCTATATCATAGGTCTTATACTTCGATAAGTCAACTCTAAAATTAAAAGCCCTAAACTTTTCGTCTAGAGTCTCTTTTAGTTTATCGCTGA